GTCACTCTACTTCCTGGTCTAATAGAAGATGCTAGTGTCGTAGTAGGCACTAGCATCAAGGCAGTCAACGCTGCTATTGTTCTTTTCATTTAACAGTCTGCTAAGTTTGGGTGTTCTCCTGTAGCATAGTAAGCAGCAGCATTTTCACCTGCTGACTCACAAGTGTATTCACCTGCTGTGCCTGGTGGATTCCAATTAACTCCTCCACCATTGTATCCGAATCCATATCCTCCATTAGTGCATCCAACTAGGAATGGAGCTAAGAGTATGAGTGGTAGTTTCCTCATCTATAAGTCGAAGTTATACTTTCAATTATTTATATTATAGCACATTATTTTATTAATCCAACTTTGTTCATGTGTCTTAACGTTTCCTTGATGTTTCCTATATGTTTCCCATCCAAAGTAATCTGAGGATAAGTTGCATCACTCCCAAATTCATTGTGGAATTGCTTATCACTGAAATCTCTTCCTAAAACATACTTTTGATAATTGCTATCTATTGTACTTAATAGGGAGATCATACGTTCACATTCTTGACTATCGTTAGAATATAATACAGCGTTACTCATGAGCATCTGGAATTTAACAAACTTATTTATGACTCTTCGGACATCTTAGAAAAATCATTTTGTTTTTCAAACTTAAGAGTCTTAAGAAACTTATCAATTAGTATATCACCTTTATGAGATATTACGAATACATTTGTTCCTACACCAAGACTTCTAAGAATTTTTAATAACTCACCAGTTGCTTGATCATCTAAAGAACTATCAAATACCTCATCAAGTATAAGAAGATTTGTTGCAACAGAATTCTTCATACGTGCAATCTCTCTCCATGTGAAAAGAAGTGCTAGATCTATCTTCTGCTTCTCACCCTCAGAGAATGATGCATAAGAAAACTCATCTCTAAATCTACTCTTGATTATTTCATTAAACTCCTCATCAAGTGTGAAGTTAATATAAAAATCCATACTTTGAAGATACTTATTAATTAGTTGATTAATAACAGGTACATACTTCTTAATGATTTGACTCTTGATTCCACCATCCTTTAATAAAGTAGAAACAACCTTATACTCATCTAATGTTTTATTGATAGAAGAGCAATCAGTTTCAACTTTCTTATATTCATTTTCCAACTCAACCAATTCATCCTCGATATGTGTAATAGATTGATGATCTACAATATCACTCATCTCCTTTGTCAACTGTATATTATCTTTCTCTACACGAATAATATCCTTTTCTATTTGAGATACATCACTACGAGATTCATATAACTTAGAAGATACATCATCCAACTTATCAATAACATCAATAGTTTCTTTAACAGTCTTCTCAAGTTTCTTTAACTTCCTCTCATATTTTTTACCGTCTTTATGTGACTCAGCAATCTTATTAGTTTTAAAGTCTTCATCAATAGATTGGTGACAAACAGGACACTCATCATTTTCACTAAAGAATTTTATTTCAGCAGCAGTAATTTTTATTGCCGATTTATTATCTGCTTGTTGCTGACGTAAATCCTGTAAGATTTTTTTAGGAGCATCAGATCCAGTATATTCAGACTCTAATAATTCAACCTGTGTCTTCATCTCAGCAAGACCACCAGTAAGATTAAATATCTTTTCTTCATTCTTAGCAATCTTTATAAGCTTCTCTTCTCTACGTGTTTCATTTACTGCCTCTAGAGACTGTATTAATGTTTTCTGAGCACTTACCTTTTCTTCAGATAACCTAAGTAGGTGATCACAATCTTTACTTTGACCTATTGCTGATCTAACCTTATCCTTAAGTAAGGTATTCATAGAAGAGAATATACCAATGTCTAAAAGATCTTCAATAACTTCTCTACGATGAGGTGCAGCTAGTTGCATAAAAGGCACAAACGTACTACTACCCAATATAACAACTTGAGTAAAACTTTTAAAATTAAGTTTCAATACTGATTGCTCCAAGTATTTCTGCGTATCTTTTACAGCAGCATCTTGGTCAACCATTTTATTATTTTTATACACTTCAAATGTATTTGGTTTCATTGATCGAAACACTCTATAGTCATCACTTCCTATAGAAAAACACACTTCAACTTTTGTTCCTTTCTCATTAATACTATTAATAAGTTGAGATTTTTTAACTCTACGAAATGGTCTATTGAATAATGCAAAACATATAGCATCTAAAATAGTAGACTTACCAGCACCATTTGATCCTATGATAAGAGTTGACATACTCTCATCTAATTTAATTTCAATCCACTGGTCACCTGCCGAAAGAAAATTCTTCCAACGAATACTCTCAAATAAAATCATGTAGGAGGTACGACGAAATCATCACTAGTAATTACATTATAAAAATATCCAAAACTTCCACAATTCAAAGCTACATCATCTAGATTAACTTTTAAGACATCTAACTTTTTAGATCCTTGAGCTTCTAATAGCATTGTGTATCTTTCTGCATCATCTTGCACTTCAAAAATCTGTACAGTTTTTATCTTATCCTTATTATACACGGCATACACGCCACCATTGTCTTTATCTGTGAGAATATACATTATAGTTCACATGCCTCGACATAAAGTGATCTCATTATACTCTTAACATTTTCAGAGTCAACTGGGAGATCGATCTCATCTATATATTTATCCAAAAGCGTTATGGTGTCTTCGGTTTCCAGCACCAATGAATCTCCCATCTCAACAGAAAGATCCTCAATAATTTTTAAATCTGCAAGACCCCAACTTTGTAATTGTCTTACAGCGTAATCAAATTTTGTTTGATCACCTTTATCTTCTACAATTAATTTTACAAAAGTGCCTTCTAAGTCAGAAGGATGAATTTGATTTCTAACACCATTATCATAATACAGTTTATAGAACATATCAAAAGGATTTCTATAAAAAGTAGTCTTTAAAGTTTCTGTATCAAACACATGGAATCCACGTTTGCAACCATAGTCATTCCAATATAGTTGATATGGATTTCCTAGATATGAGATATTACCTTTAGTAGATTTCATATGATAGTGTCCTGTAAAGACTCTTTCAAATTTACTAAAAGGATTAGTATCCATACCCATGTTCATCACATGTCCTGGATGAGCTTCAAAACCGTTAAGCTCAAGATGGCCCATGCAGACAGGAGCAGTACTTTTCGTGATGCTTCTGAAGGTATCATCTCTGTTCTCATCACATATCCAAGGCAGAAGTAATATGTCAGTACCATCATAGTTACGAGTAGTAGGCTCGTCAATGACATCTATATTATATCCTCCCAATAACTCTTGTGGTGCATTGATTCGTAATGTATTCTTATAATAGATATCATGATTACCAATCAAGGCAGTCATCTTACATCCTATTTCCTTAATAGGATCAAACCACATTTCCTTTGCTGCCTCTAAAGACATGAAGTTAACTGATTTACGTTTGTCAAATGTATCACCAAGATCTATTATTTCTGTGATACCATATGCTTTAATAAAAGGTATAACAACCTTACTATAGTATTTTCTATAGTGATTAATGAAATGTTGATTGTCATTCCTAACACCAAAGTGCTGATCAGTAATTAAAAGTACTTTCATAATCTATCAAGAGGTGCATCTATACCAGTATCAAAAAGATATTTAAAAAAGAATACAAGAGTCAATCTTTCATCACTACCAAAAGTTTTTACACCATGCCACGATCTTCCATTAAAAGCAAATAATCTATTATAAACATTTTCAACTTTAACAGTCTCTTTCCAATTATCTTCAGTTGAAGTAAACCCCATTTCATATTCATCATCTGATACTTCTTCTCCACGATAAAATTTATTTTTAATTTCATTTGAATAACCATTATAAAAAAGATTGTCTAATCTTTTAGGTTCATATATTGAAGTGCCTGTATCTGGTTCAGGATTTTTATTAAGATATACAATTCCACCAAATTGTGAATTTATATCTCTGTGAATCCAACCCCTATTTTTATTATTATATTTTTCTATATGTAATGGGTTAATTTTTTGAAACCCCATCAAAGATTCAAACCCACATGTTTTAGAATCTGGATAAAATATTTTTATAATCCTATGAGCGATATAAGAATAAAGATCTGGATTAATTTCATGTAAAAGATTTGATCTTATACCTGGATAATTACTATTATTCTCTGAGTAGTCTAAAGTATTTGCATACTCTACTATCTTATCAGGATCCTCAAAGAAATCATCATATATGATTGTTGGAATCATCTCTTAGTATTGATTGCAATACGTGCTTTGATCTGATTATACTCTGCTCCACCTTCTCCGTCAACCGTGAAGACTTCATCATATCCTGACTTCTCAATAATTTTTTCCTTAATGTCCATCTGTCGTTTCTCCTTAGCAATACGACGTAGGAATGCATAATACACTATCTGTGTAAAATATGCAAATGGGTTTTTACTTTTAGCAGGATCAAAGTTATCTATGTATTGTATACAATTTTCTATACCATCGCAAACCATATCATCTTTATACATGTAATTGATAAAGTTTGGTCGGTAAGACAAGTGTGTTGCTATCTTTAAAAAACAACTCCCAATATAATTATTAACTATGGGTTTAGGTTTACCTTGCTTCTCTGCAATTTCAATATCTTCTCTATGCTTAATAAGAGCAGCAAGAAAATCTGCATTGTTCACATAATGTTGTTTCTTAGTCTTAGCATTTTTTCTCATGGGTATTGAATTACTTTCGTGTTAATATTATAACACATATAATGGGACTTGACAACAATGGATAATAGATGTAGACTCAACACTGTCAGGGTTGGGAAGGGTTATTATATATTTTTTCAAATAACATTCTAGCTTCATTTATAGATCCTAGATATCCCATATTTTTTTCAAGGTCTTTTTTTTGTTTTTGTGTTAATGCTTCTGGGGGCGTGCCTGTCAAATATGCCTCATACATTAGAATATATTGCTTGGACAATGATGCTAGTGATATAAGATCTTTCTCTTTAATAATAAAAAAATCTTCGTCGCTCATTTGCATCCAATTTGATAATCCCATTCCTTTAGCAATTTTACCTCCGTCTAACTCTTTAGTAAAAAATTCAACCGTAACAGGATTACTTAAAAATATTAATTCTTCTGCTGGTTCAAGATCTTCTTGTTTAGAAATTATTGCCTTAGCAATGAGCTCCTCTCCACTAACTAGCTTGAAGAGTCCATAGAATTCTTCATCATGTTTTGCGTAGTTAAGTGTCATGTGATTTTACTTTTACTTCTATGATTTCATAATTAAATTGTTCTTCATTATAGATTTTGAGTCTTTCCATCAGATGATTAAGAGTATAGTTATTACCCTTATCTGTAGAAATATCATCAGCAATATCATATAAAGTTGCTTCTACTTTTCCCCTAGACTGTCGAAGTACCCTCCCGATAGACTGGAGGTTACGGACTCTGGACTTGCTTGGGGAGGCGAAGACGAGGTTGTGCAACCGCTTAATGTTAACCCCAGTGCTGAAAGTGCCATAAGAGGCAACAATAATAGCGTTGGTTTCATTTTCAACTAATTTTCTAATGTGTTCTCTATCATCGACATCCACTCCACCATAAACTAAATGTACTGGTCTGTCGGTGTAACTATTTATCATCTCATATAAAGGCAGTCCGTGCTTTTCTACATAGTTAAAGAGGATTAATGTATTCCCTTTAAGATCACATGCTAGATTGCGGATAAATTTATTTCTAGGTTCATGCTCAACAAGATAAGTCATCTCATCTTGATACCCTTCAAATATTTGTTCTTCATGTTTAAGGACAATAATTTTAACATTCAACTTAGCAACATGTCCCTTCTTCATTAATTCATGTGTCTTGGTAACCTTTGAGCATCTACCAAACACACCTTCCAACACTAGTTGATTTACATTTGCACCGTCTAGTGTGCCAGTAAATCCATAACGATATTTACAACCATGCAATTTATGCATAATCGTAGTAAGAGATTTGGCTTTGAATTGGTGAGCCTCGTCACCGATAACAACATCAAACCTTTCAAACCACTTGCGAGGTTGCTTGTAAACAGATTGCCAAGTGGTAATTATGCAATCAGCTTTAGTATCTTTCTCCTTCCCAGAATATATTTTGTGGCAGTGTTTGGATGCCATCCAACCATATTCTGTAAAGTCTTTATACATTTGCTCAACCAAAGACGTAGTAGGGACTACAATTAGAATCTTCCTCTCGACATTTACATGAAAACGTACCAATGAATAAATCATTAATGACTTACCGCTTGCTGTTGGGGATAACAGGAGTCGCCTGTTGTATTTCAGGCACTCGTATATTGCTCGGTATTGGTAATCTCGAACCTGTACAGGTAAATTTAGGGCTTTCACAAATCCTACAACACCCTCTGGAGTTATCAGATCATTCTGATCCTTGGGATGTCCAAACGATTGAGATTCCGAATACTCGTAATGATATCCCCTTTCAGTTGCCCAGTCAGTTAGATAGTCTACTAAACCGCAATAAATCTCTCCAGTAGCAGGTGAGTATAGATGCACCTTACCATCCCATCCTCTATATCTGTTTTTCCTCTGCATATATTTTGCAGACTCTACTTCAAAAGAAAAGTAATCAGCAGCCTCTTTATGAAGATGAGGCTCTGCTTCTATCTTTAAGTAGACTTCATTCTTTTTCTGGATAATCAAATCAGACATAAGGCGGACCATAAAACCATGCTACAATAGATTTCCTATGACCAGCAGTGACAGGTCTTACCCTATGCCATTGATCTGCTAGAAAGAAAACTGCGGAGTTGACTTTAGGTTGAATGGTTACATACCTTTGGTCTTCTCCTGGTTTATATATCTCCAAATCAAACTCACCACCTTCAAAGTCATCATTAAGAAAGAGAGTCATACTAATCTTTCTTACAGTTCCTTTAATAATTTTTGGGTGTTGATCTATATGCCAATCATAAAAACCTCCATCTCCATATGATCCAAACTGGACAGGTTCTATACCAGTAATATTTAAATTCCAACGAGCAGATCTATTAATCTGTTTTACCATACGCAAAAGCATGGCTAAAAAATTTCGATCATTTATCCATGCAACATCAGTCTGCCTTTTTACACCAGCTTTTTGATTATATAATTGTCCTGTATTCCATTCTAGATCTGTATTCGCAATTGCACTGTGGACAGTACGCATTGAAAATTGATTGAATGAAACTACTTTATAGAAAAGACCGTAATTCATTACATACCAGATTGAAAACGCTCCCACTCAATAGCATTCTTAATTTGATAATTGCGACTAGTTATCTGTTTAAGAACTCCATCAAGGAAGAAGATCACTTGCTCTATATAGTCAATCTTATATTGTAGTTTTCTAACATCTTCATCAGCATCAATGAACATGTTAATCTCTTCTTTAGTTGTTAATTTAAAATCAAATGGTGTATTTTTGTATATCTTTGCTGGTGCTTTTCCTTTATAATATATCCATTTCTCTTTCCAAAGACTTCTCATTTCAGATTCCCTATCTTTTTTCATTAGGGCAAATGTATTATAAAACTCCATATATCTCATGTGGAGTTGAGGTATCTTGATAGATTCTTCACCATATTTATCGGTGTCAATCTTACTATCTTCCGTCCACCTCACTTGGAGTTGTTCAAGATTCATAATTAAATTTATTGTATAGGTATTTAGTTACCTAAGAGTAGTGGTATTTGTATTCCTTATTTCGTAGAGTGTATATTTAAATGTTGCTGTTGCAGTAAGGAAATCATTATCAGTACCAGTAACATCAAATCCAATAGTGGATAAACTTGTAGGCCACAACCCCTTAAATACTACATCAAAGTTTGATAGGTTATTATTATTTAAAACTAATATAGTTCCATCTGAATATCTATATTCATCCTTCTTTGTTCTTACCTTTTTATTTGTTGTTTTAAAAGTTGCCCTATCCGACACACCAGATGGAGCACCTAACCCTCTCATCCAATTATGCAATTCCATATAATTGAGTAGGTCTTCATCTACAATAAACTCAGCTGATAATTCACCATATTGAATATTACCCTCTGTTGGAATTGGTACCATACCTCTAGTTGGAATATCTATATCCCCTAAAGTCATAGTTGGAATTTCTACACGTTGGCATAGAAATGAAACCTTCTTTGCCTTTTCCAAAGTGAATATAAATCCAATAGGAGAAAGAAAGTTTTTATTAGTTAGTTGTTCTGCGTACCAATTTGCCATGTATAATATGTCTTCCCACAATAATATTTAGGATAAAAAAAGGACTCCGAAGAGTCCTTTAAAATTTTTCTAGTAATTTACATTAGTATCTCTTTACAGATACTTTTACAACTTGACTGATCTGTCTCGCATTCGATTAGACATTCATAGTAATCATCCAATACTTTGTCGTGTTCCGACCTATGGTGATTCCATTCTGCCAGATTATTTTGCGAAACGATGTTATGCATACTTGTTCTCCTTGTTAACTTTGCTCATGATGTATAGAAGTTTCAGTGCATTTTGTTTCCTCGTTGTGTAGGTTGCCCTGACTGATACTATTTATAATCATTTGTCTTGAAATACACAAAAATA